GCATAGAAGATTATTATAATAGTAATGATGATACTGATACATTATTTGGTGGGACAACCTGGTTGGGACAATCTTTCATAACCAGTGAGGATTATTTGGTAAAAAAAGTAAAACTGGAGTTGAAAAGGGTTGGAAATCCATCTGGAAATGTTGATGTAGGTTTGAAAGCAACAGATGGAAACGGCAGACCAACAGGGAGTTATTTAAGAGGAGCAGTAAAGTCTTTTGCTTGTTCTTCTATAGATACATCAATGGAATGGATTGAATTTGATTTTAGTGCTCATGGAATTTTCTTAGACAAATCTACCAGATATGCTATAGTGGTATCAGCCCCAGACGCTACTACAAATAATGATATGAGGTGGAGACGGCAAAATAGTAATGGTTATGGTAATGGAGATGGTCATCGAAGCACTGATAGCGGTTCTTCGTGGGATACCAGAACCTGGTCATTTATGTTTGAAGTTTGGAAGGTGTAGTTATGTTAGAATCTACAAAAAACAAAATTAGAGAAATGGTTAATAAAAAGGGATTAAGGATTATTGCTTTTACTAAGATAGAGGAGGTAGAGGTTGTGATAGTTAAACCGGATGATGGTGTAAAAAATAGGGTTTATAAAGAAATACCTAAAGACCCAACTATATCTCAAATGGTTTCTAATTTTGCAGGGGCTATGGTTGATTGGGCTAAATCAGGGTTTAAAATAGTTTCTCAGGAGGTTTTTGATGAGAGATTAGGTGTTTGCAGGGGTTGTGAGGCTTGGGATGAGGAAGCAAGGAGTGGTATGGGAAAATGCAGAGATATTAAGTGTGGCTGTACTAAACTAAAACACTGGCTCAAATCCAGTAAATGTCCAAGAGGGTTGTGGTAATGTTATTAGTTTTACATACTACTGATGAATGTAACCTGAGATGTTCTTATTGCTGGACATCTAAACAGTGCTCTAAAATGCCCCTGGATAGGGCTAAATCGGCTGTAGAGCGATTTTTATTGAAAGAGAGGGTGGAGACACCTACTGTTGCCTTTTTTGGTGGTGAGCCTCTTTTAAACTTTGATATGATACAGGAATTAGTCCATTATTACGGGGTACAGTTTAAGTATAGGATTACTACTAATGGAACTATTCTGACCGATGAGATTTTAGACCTGTTTAAAACCTATAATTTCCAGGCTATTGTTTCTTTGGATGGTACTAAAGAGATACATGACAAGGACAGGTGTAACTCTTTTGATAAGGTTTTAGATAATATTAAAAAAATGAAGGGTATTGTTTCCTGTATAAGAGCAACATTTACTCCTGAAAATTTACAGTTATTGGACAGAACCAGGTTTTTACATGAGTTATTAGATACTCAATATACTAAAAGTATTAGCATAGAACCAGTTTTTGATAGACTGGATTGGGATTTTGATGTATTAAAAGAGGAATATGATAAAGTTAAAGTGTTTATAGTTGAAAGGCTGTTAGAAAAAAGACCTGTTAGTTTTCATAATATTATGGTATTTTATGATAGGATTAAACATGGGAAGTTTAGTTTTTCAGAATGTGGTGCTGGCAGAGGAACGGTTACAGTAACTCCAGATGAAACTGTATATGCGTGCCATAGGCTTGGAAAAACTAAGATAGGTGATTTGTATAATACTTTAGAGACTAAAAATTGGATAGATACCCATGTTACATCTAATAATACCTGTTTGGATTGTGATTATTTTACTATTTGTGGTGGGCATTGCAGGTTCCAGGGGCTAATGGCTAACGGGTCTTTAGAAATACCTGATGAAATTGGATGTAAGTTTAAAAAATTATGGATAGATATAGCAAAGGACATTTTAAAGGTGGTCAAATGAGAACCGATGATAAATTATCTCAGAATCTGTCAGGTCAGGTTAAAATTACTGAAATAAACAGGAAAACTGGAGAACAAATAGAGCATGTGTATAAGAATTTAGTAGTTAATTCCTGTTACAATGCTTTAGCAGAGTTATTTTCAGGAAATGTAGGGTCATATTATGCTTCCTATGTTTTGTTTGGAACAGGAACAACTCCTCCGGCTATTGCAGATACAGCATTACAATCCCCATTGGCTCCATCAGTCCAATTAGATGTAACTCCATCGTTTCCTGTATCAAGGTCAGTATTATTATCGGCAGAATGGGATGAAACTGAGACTAATGTAAATGAGATTACTGAAATAGGTCTTTTTGCGTTAAACAATACTCTTTTAGCCAGGAGAGTTTTTAGTCCAATGATAAAATCTGATGGTTGGGCTTGGTTGATTGAATGGGAACTAACATATAATTTATATTGAGGTGTATAATGCAGGGTCAGTTAAGTATTAAAGTTGTAGATGATAAAGGTTTAGTTGTCTCAGAAGAAACTGTCAAAAACCTTATTTTGAATACCGCTTTTGATAAGATTGTTGGTTTGTTAGGTAATTTGGGGACTGGATATGTAAACAGGATACAGGTTGGAACTGGGTCTGCTTCTCCTGTTGCAGGAGATACCACAATGCAACTCCCTATTTCTCCAACTATAACTGTATCTGCTTCTGTCTCGACGACATCTATCACTTTTACAGGTAATTTAGCATATAACCAGGCAATTGGTTTTAGTATATCAGAAGCAGGTCTTTTAACAAATGATGGTACATTAGTAGCCAGAACAACCTTCTCTCCAAAAACGAAAACCAATAGATATGTCTTTTATTTTACATGGGTTGTGGGAATGAAGCCTTCTTCTTGATTTTAATTAACATTTCAAAGGTATAGTCTAAGAAAAAACAAAAAAAATGATTTTTTTTGTAAAAAAACCCTTGACACGGTTTATAGGCTGTGATATAAACAGGGTGAACAATCAAAAAATAGGAGAGAGAAACATGAGAGAGAGTTTAGTTGACAGTATCAGAAGCATAGCAATCCACGAGGCACAAAAAATCCACAATTTGCCTGTAGGTTTGGAAAGAGAAGATTTAGTCCAGGAGGCCTGTATAAGATGTCTTAGCCGATTGGATTCTGTTGATTTCACAATACCTGCAAAAGCATACGGCTACTTCAGACAGGTTATCAGGAGACATTATTTAAACCTGGTCAAGGCTTCACAGACCCAGAAAAGAAAAGCAGTTCTGGTGCCCATTGAAAAAATTTACAACATAGGAGTAACTCCTCCAATACCTGAAGAGGTTATATTAGTAAAACCTATCAGTCAGTTGGCCAAATCCATTTACAGCCTCTTGTTTGAGGGAGATATTGCTAATGTTTTTTCTTCTTGCAGTATTGTTGTGGAACTTCAAAAGTATTTTGGGGTTAGCAAATATAAAGTCAGCAAGGCTCTTGAGGAATTGCAGAGGGCTTGTGTTTCGTGATAAAAAAAGAGGATGCTGGGAAATTGTTGAAAGAGGTTCTGGATTCTTATTCTTATTTGAAGATGGGAAACAGGAATAAGAAACAAATCTCCTTGATTAGAAAAACATATCAGGAATTATTTGGCAAACCAGGTGGAAGACTGCCTATTTTGGTACAATTTCACAGGGTGGCAAGAAAATTAGATATTTTTTCTCGTACCAAAGTTCCTCAAATATTGTATAGTAATTATGAGAAAGCAATGGAATCTTCTTCGGTAGGAGATTTGTTTAAAAATGAATTGGAGGAAACAATGCCTAAAGAAATAATTAGTGAATGCTCAGCGTTTGGAAAGGGGTGGCTCTTGTCCGCTCCAGAGTGTAAAGCCTGTGAAAAAGAATTCCCTGATGAGTATGTGGCTTGTAAAGATATGACTTTACAGGGAAAAGAAGAAAAGAAAAAAGAGGCAAAAGAGGCTGGGAAAGGGAAAACCACCAAAGCAGGGTTCCCTAAACAGTTCTTTAAAAAAGGCTCTCTCTTAGCCAAGTATTATACTGTTATGTCTTCTGAGGAGGGTTTGAGAGGTCTGTCTTCTCTGGAGATTACAGAAAGAATTTGGGAACAGGTTAAAGTGGAGGGGATAGACTTGACAGATGCCTTGATGGTTGAAAAAGAAAAGGCAAACATAAGAAAATCTATAGGAGTTTGGAATGTTCATTTGAAAAAGGGGGTTTGGAGTGCCAGAACACTTCCCTTTAAAATAGAAGTATTGAAAGAATCTAAACCATACAAATATAGACTGATTAAAAATGACTAAAAAAACTTCTCTTTCTTTTGATTGTGAAAGGTGTGGGCTTTACAAACAAGCCCACACCCCTAAAATGAAACCCTTTGGGGGTGGTAGATTGAAGATTGCTTTAGTTGGTGAATCTCCAGGAGTTAATGAGGACTTAAAAGGCAGACCATTTATAGGTCGGAGTGGAGATATTTTACAAGATGTTTTCAATCACTATCTGGTAAATATGGATAATGATTGTTTCATAACAAATAGTTTTCAATGTATCCCTCCTAAATTGCAAAAAACAAAAACCAGAACAGATATTTGGACTAAGTGTTGTCAGAGCAGGTTGGAAAAGCAGTTATTAGAGTTTCAGCCCAGGATAATTATTACTTTCGGGATGATTTCTGCAAGGGCTGTTTTAGAAATGTATGATTCTGAAATTTCAATGGCTTCTTTGAGAGGTACTGCATTTCCATCTCATAAATATGGTTGTTGGGTTGGTTGTGCATATCATCCGGCTTTTTTGATGCGGAAAAGATTTGGTTTTGAGGAAGAATATGAACATCCTGATTTAAAGCAGGTGTTTTATGATGATATAGGAACTTTTTTAGCAGATTATATGGAACAATCATTGCCTAAAATGGAATCAAGAAATAATTATAAGTTTCTTAGTAATGTAAGAGATGTTGAGAAGTTGTTTTTTGATATTACTAATAAAGATTATCCGGTTGCGTTTGACTATGAGACTACCTGTCTATTCCCAAAAGACAAGGGTGCTAAAATTTTAAGTGTTGCTTTTACTTATAACAAAGGAACATATTTTCTACCGTTAAGTGCCTGGAATTGGGGGCAAAATTATACTAATATTAAATTGATGATGAAGAAGTTTTTAAGTAGTAATACACCCAAGATAGTTCAGAGTTTTGCTTTTGAGGATTTTTGGTCTAAAGAATTTTTTGGTTGTCAGGTTTCTAATTTAGTTAATGATACTCAGATAACATCTCATCTTCTGGATGAGAGGAGTAAAACTACTTCTTTAGGTTATCAGGTGTTTAGGAGATATGGGGATAAGTATAAAGATAATATTGACAGAAGCAATTTGGAGTCTATTGATATAGACAGTCTGGCTCAGTATAACTGTTTAGACAGCCAATACACTTATAGAATTCATAATGACCAGGATTCAGAGTGTTTAGCCAGACCTACTATTAAAGAGATTAGAGATTTATTTATGGACGCTTCTCCTGTTCTATCAATAGCAAAGCAACGTGGAATTAAAGTTGATGAAAAAGAACTGGAACTACAAAAGAAGAAGTGTAAAAATATTATAGATAGTTGCAATGAGAAACTAAAAAAATATGAGGATGTTGTAGATAAGTACAAAAAGAAAAAGGGGATAAAGACTATTGGATTTAAGCCTACAAGTCATCATGATTTAAGGTATCTGTTGTATGATATATTAAAAGCCCCTGCATCCCCACATAAAACAAATGGGGGGTCGCTTTCTACCGATGCTAAAAGTATTGATTGGATTATTAAGAATACTAATGATAAGAATGTTTTAGATGTTTGTGGGATTCTACAGTCCCATAACTCTCAAAAAACTATGATGAGCACTTTTTTAACAGGGTTCCAGAAAGCAATACAGGCAGATGGGCTTATGCACCCTTCTTTTCTGTTAGATGGGGTTGAAACAGGGAGGTCTTCTTCTGAGAAACCAAATTTTCAGAATCTTCCAAAACGAAAAGAGACTCAGGCTGATTTTAGGAAAGTGATTGTTCCAAAGTATGATTATTTGATAGAGGTTGATGCTTCAGGTTCTGAGATAGCAACATTAGCCATGATTGCTCAAGATGAGTACCTTACTGACCAATTAAATAATGGAAAAGACCTTCATAGGTTTTGGGCTTCTGTGTTGTATAAAGTACCGGAAGATAAAGTAACAAAAGAACAGAGATATAAAACAAAAAACCAGTTTGTATTTCCAGAATTTTATGGTTCTTTTTATACCCCTATTGCTGAGAGTTTGAAGATGGCAGAATCTCATGTTAAAAAAGTAGAGGAAAAATTTTGGAAAGAGTATGCCAGTGTAAGGGAGTGGCAAAATACTCTTATTAAGACCTATACAAAAAAGAGGTATGTAGAATTTCCTTTAGGTTTTAGGAGGTATGCCCCTTTAACCAGGAATCAGATTATTAACAGTCCCGTTCAGGGTAGTTCATTTTTTATGCTTCTTAAATCTATGGTAGATGCTGAAAGAGACATGAGAGAATTGGGTTTAAAGAGTGAAATTATAGCAGAGGTTCATGATTCTATTATAGTAGATACTGTGGATTCTGAATTAGAAATAGTAGTGGAAATATTGGATAAGAGGATGTCCGAGAAGCAATGGGATTGGCAGGGAGATGTGTTAAGGCGTTGTGAAATTAGTGTTGGGTATAATTGGAAAGAATTACAAGAAATTTTTTAGTTGTTTTTTCCAAGATGTTGTATAGTATAGTGGAGGTATATCATGGATATAGTAGTTGAAAAAGATTTGGATTACGGTGGGTACAAAGCCAGTTATACTAATAGTTTATATGAAATAAACATTATTGTAAATGGAGAGACCATTGAAACAAGTGTTGGTTTATGTTTGGATGAGATACAAAGAGCATTGATTCTAACAAAGAGACACTTAGGAACTTTAGAAAGTAGGATTAAAAACAAGGAGTACAAAATAATACTGAAAGGTAGTGATTTAAATGTTTGAGATATTGGGCAAAATTGGAATGTGGGTTTTAATAATAGTCTTTGGACTAATAGGTTTAAGTCTGACCATGAGGATTATTTTTACGTCGTATTTTAGCGTAAAAAAAGAATTTAAAGACAAAGAAAAAGGAGACAGTGAGAATGAGTAGTAGAATTGACTCAATCAAACAAGCCCAACAGAAGGCAAAAGAGGGTCTTTCTTCAAAGTTTAAGAAGTACCTGGACTTTGCGGTGTTGGACGATGAGGGTTTGAAACAATACAAGCCCTCCGACGGAAACAATTTTATTCGGATTCTTCCTCCTGCTGATGAGAAAGCATATTTTGGATATGACATCTATGTTCATCACAACATAGGCCCTTCCAATGATGCTTATCTGTGCCGGAGAAGAACAAAAGAGGAACACCCTGAATTGGACATTGATGGAACCTGTCCAATTTGTGAAAGGGCTAATGTGCTCAAAAACCAGGGAATGGAGTGGGAGGACTATAAATATCTTATTCCTACCACAAGGTTTATCTTTTTTGTAGTGGACTACACTACAGCAGAGAGCAAAGCAGAGGGGCCTAAAGTATTTGATGCTCCTCCAAAAATCAATGATGGGTTCCTGGCAGTGTCCGTGAACCGTAGAAATCCTGGAGATGTAATAGATATATCTGACCCTGATGAGGGTTATGAAGTATCTTTTACAAGGAAAGGCTCAGGGATTAAAACCCAGTATGATGGGTTTAAACTGGAGGGAAAAGACCGAGTTCCTGATGATTGGTTAGACCTTCCCTTTTTTGATGAGATTTTAATCATACCCTCAGATGAGGATATGTTGGAATCTATGCAGATGGAAGAGTCTGGTACAAAAGAGCCAAAGTCAACCAGAGCCCAAAGAAGAGAAAGAAGAACAACAACAAGGACTCAAACCACAAAAACAGAGGAGGAAGAGCCGGAAGAGAAACCTACAAGAAAACGGAAACAGGTTCAGGAGCCTGTAGAAGAGCCTGTAGAGGAAGAGGAAGCCGATGAAATAGAAGAAGAGACAGAGCAACCAAAAAAGGCTTCAGAGGATTTACCGGCTATATCTGATGTAGTAGAACGGGCAAGGCGCAAAAGAAGAACAAGAGAGTAATTAACTGGTGGGGTGGCAGGCTTCCCTACCGCCCCACTACAATTTAAAGGTGGATTATGAGTTATGCAACCTTAAATGGTTTAGAAGAGAAATATGATAGGCTCAAAGCCTTTTTGCATATTGATGTAAATGCTCTGGAACAGGACTGTGCTAATCATTCAGTTCTGTTTTTAGAGGCTTCAGAGGTTGTGGCAGACCTGAAAACTCAATTAGGAGTGGCTAAATTAAATTTAGAACAAGTTCAATCTGCTACAGAATTAGAAATCAGGGAGAAGTACAAGGGTGAGAAAATCACTGAGAAAACTATTGCTTCTCTTGTTACTATGGAAACAAAGGTTCAGGAAAAACAGCAGGATATTTTTGATTTAGAAGTCCATTACTATAAATGGAACAATCTCATGTCTGCTTTTGACCAGAGAAGAAGTATGCTTTCCAATGAGGTTAGTTTATATACTTCTAATTATTTCCAGTGTGGAGAAGTTAAAGGTAAAAACCAAATAATTCAAGAAAAAATAGTGAGGAAGCGTAGTGAAAAGGCGAAAAATAACGGAGACTGAACCTGTTGAAGAAGTACAGGAGTTTGAGGTTGATGATTTTATAGAC